TGACACTTGCAGAATTCATTAAACGAACCCGTGACCAGCTTATTGCAGGAGTAGCAGAGGAAATTTTAACTACCAATCCTTGGTATCTCCTTTGCCCATGGAACTCTTACGCTGGTTCTGGTATTACCACCAACCGAGAAAAAGTACTTGGCGACGCGGACTTCTACGGTCTTGGGGATACCATTGCGGCAAAGGCTCCTTCCGAAGTAGAGCCTGTTCTGTTCCGTAGCACTCGAATCATTGGTGATGCTGAGCTTGATGGACTTCAGGTAGCAGAGGCCACTTCTGATATAAACGAACTTATGACGATGGAAATTTCCAGTAAGTCAAAATCTGTAGGGCGGAAGATGCAAGAGGGTATGGCGACGGGTGATGGTGCCGCCCCGAAAATGAACTCCCTGCATTCCATGATCGATTCCGGGCAGTATGTCACCGGCGGTTCTGGTAATATCTTTGATTATCTGGATACCCTTACTCAGAAGATTCTTTCCAAAGACGGTCAGACCGATTGGATTCAGATGCCGGGTAATCAGGCCCTGAAACTTCGTACTGCTTATCGTGCTCTTGGTGGAGTACCTATGATGGAAGTTCAGTCCGGTGGGCGGACTATTCAGGTTATGGAATTCAACGGTATTCCTGTATTCACCAATAATTGGTTATCCACTGAAGAGACTGCTGGCGGCGGTGACCTTATCGGTGGCGATCTTTCCAGTATTTACGCTGGAAACTTCGACGATGGAACCAATAAAGTAGGCGTAGCTTTTATCCATCCACAAGCTCTCCCTGCTGGTATCAGCGTTTCCCCTCTTGGGGAGATGGAGACCAAAGATCAAAGCATCTACCGTGTAAAATCTTATACCAATTTTGCTTCATTCAATAAAGTTGGTGTTGCCCGGCTAACTGATATGCCAGCATAGAAATTGTTCTGTTTCCCGTTTTAAAAAGCATCACTACAGTTTTGTGGTGGTGCTTTTTTTGTAAAATATATAGGTGAAAGTATGAAACCAAGTGAAATGAAAAAACCAGAACTGGTTAAGGCTTTGGAAGTATCTGAAGAAGAGAAAGAAGAGCTCAAAGAAAAGATCACAGACCTTGAAGAAAAGGTTGAGCTTGCAGCTTCTGAACTGGAAAAAAGTAAGGAATTGATTCTTGAACTTGAAGAAAGACTCATTGCAGGCGATGACGAACCAAAAGAGATTGAAGAAGAAACAAGTCTTTTTTGGCCTCATATTGTTACAACGATTGATGGTTCACCCCCTACTGCTTACGGCTTTAGCCTGTTTCCTGTAGAAGGTGGTTTTGTCGCTTTTGTTCCCGTGTCTCGGGTAAAAGACTTATGCAGTCGTGAACCCGGATTTCAATTAATTGCTGAAGAGGGGGGCATGGAATGAGTGTTCATGATCTTCATCCACAATCAACCTTGCATAACGATACGAGGATTCCTACCGTATCTGCTGCTTTAGATAGTGGTAGAATGAAGGTGACCATGGGTAAGCAGTGGAATGAAGACGAGGAGGCCTTTCATATCGGCTTTGTCTCTCCTGCTACTCCTTGGAATCCTATGGGATCAATATCCGAGAATGCCAAAACGGTAGATGGGAAGCTCCTTACTATTTTGCAGTGCTCGGCTCATACCGACAATATTGTAGCAGAGTTCGAGCAAGTCAAGGTATTTGATGCTGACTCGATAACCCTGAATATCGGTTCAGAGACTTTTACCTTGCTTTGGTACGATGCAGATAAACTGTATAGCACAGACGGTAATCCTGATAATCGATTCAGTCGTTTGGATCCTTTCGTAGGTGTATCCGTGGCTATGCATGTATCTTTATAAAGGTTTCTTATGAGACATAGAGCTTGTAAAACTTCTCGACGAAAATTGGGGACTGGCACTGTAAAGGCAAGGCCGGTTTCCTGTCGTTGAAGGACAGGAATTGAAGGGCACATGACCGTATTTCAACCTATGGAAGTGCATCCCGACTGGTCTCTTTTTAGCGGAGTCGGCCCTACTCCCACCATATATGATGAAAGGAATAACACGTTTTCTACTACAGAGAACACAGCACCATCTTCCTTTTACCCTCTTATGTATTCCGGTTATGGTCTTATAGATGATTGTCATATGGAAGTCATCATGGACTATGAAGGAATTAACAATACCTATGAAACCTATATGATGGCAAAGGAGTTAGATAACCTTAATTTCATTGGGCCCACTAGCTATAACAACAAAGTAATGCTGTATGAGCGTCGCGCTGGTAACTGGATAAATCCGGGAGTTGAGACTCCTGTAGTCGGAACCATCGGGCAGCTTGTTGAAATGGATGTAGTAGGTGACCAATTCACCCTGACTGTGAACGGGGTTGTAATAGGTTCTGCTACTCACGGGATGACCGTCTCTGCTCACATGGGGATCTTACTTCGCGGTATGCCTATTCATGGTCAGCTATGGCATGGAATGAATTTTACAGGACATAAAGTCCTGTCTGGAGAAACTTCCGTAGACATAGACCACGACGGAAAGAGAGATGCTGTTATTGTAAAGGACTCTCAAGGAAACCCAATAGTCACCGTCGATTCCGATTCTGTTAATATCGATATTGATGGAGATGGAGACGCGGACATAATTATACCGAGGTGAAAAAATGGCAGTTCCAACTACCCCTTACAGATGCGGTATTAATGGCAGATGCCCTACAGTACAGAAGACATTGACCCAAAAAAACGTGCCTCCTTGCACTGTTTCCTATGGGAACAGAACAGGCCCAAAGAATCAAACCGGGCCAAGAGCCGTAACGGAAACTTGTATAAAAACCAAGTAGATTTTAAATACAGGTGAAATTATGAGATATCTATTTTTATTATTTTTCTTCTTCTTCTCTTCAGGTTTTAGCTTCGCTTGTAGTTATAACTGTGATTGCCCACCGGGCCCACAAGGCCCACAAGGTATCCAAGGCGAACAGGGGCCGCAAGGTGAAGCAGGAATTGCTATTGCTGGTAGAAGTGGTGCTACAGGTGCCGTAGGTGCTGAAGGTTCTGCAGGCCCACAAGGTGAAAGAGGTTTGGCTGGGCCACAAGGTCAGACAGGCCCTCAAGGTGAAAGAGGTTTGGCCGGGCCTATGGGTGATAACGGATATGGGGCAATTTCGGGGGCAATGGCTATTTCATCTCTTGAAAGTGCTTATAAAGGTGAACAGGTAATCGGCGTAGGAACTGCATATTTTCATGATGCCAGCGCTCTTGCGATTGGTTATGGAAAATCTTTTGATTCTAACTTTTCAATAAAGGTAAGTGCTTTTGTATCTGATTATGATTCAAGCACTGATGCAGGGGTAGCCGGTTCATTAAGTTACCATTTCAAATAAGGTCTGAACATGCCATATAATACGATACAAGAGGCTTCCGATTACTTTAGTGAACGATTTGGTTATGACCTTTGGGAACCTTTAACAGAGGAAGTTCAAACCTCTTTACTTCTGACTGCCAATCAATACTTGGATAGCCTTTGTAATTGGTATGGTGAACCAGTAGCAGAAGACCAAGAAAACGCTTTTCCCCGAACTCCTAATGCTAACCCCACCCCTCCTGAAATAAAGGTTTCAGAGCTTGAAATAGCTTACCAGATGCTTTCTAAAGGTTCAGGTATTGCCGGTGGTGGTATCGATTCAGGTTCAGATCCATTGGCTGAACTGAAAGCGGGTAGTGTGACTCTAAAGTTTGATACGAAAGAAGATGCGGCAAAAGATTGTCAAGCTGGTTGTGGAAATGATTTTGTTACTCCATTAGTGAAAAGGTATCTCTCTCCTTATGGATATTGTAATTTTGGAACTACAAAAACCATTCCTGTTTATAGGGGCTGATTATGGCTGTTAATGCACCACAAATCCTTTTTGATAACTGGCATCATTTTGTAGATAATGGAGCGACGAAAGAGTTTCTCTTTCAGGAAATGGGAATCAGTAAAAAAGATGGTTCTGGACAAGTTGTAACTCCTGTTTTATCCACCACACCTATTGATCCGGTTATCGATTCCACAACAAAGTATCCTTGGATTTTAGAGGATGACGAGACCGTAATGGACATTGATAAGGTTGCAATTATTCCTTCAATGGCATTGCCTGTAGTGCCTAAAATCAATGACATTATGGTTTCGGCATCGTCTAATGAGTGGAAAGTGAAAGGTGTTTTACCTGACTCTTGTTCCGCACACTGGGAACTTTGGATTCGACCAATAAAATGAAAAAAATAAAAGCGGAACAATTAGGCGCTGAACTTAGAAGGCTTGCAGAAATCACAGAAGAGAACTTTGATAAAGCTCTTCAGAAATTGTCAATTGATGGCTTTTCAATGTTGGTTCACTATTCGGCAAAAGATACCGGGTTTCTACGTTCAAACTGGGCAGTGACTACAGGACAACCACTTGATTCAGTTTTGAGAAACCCCGGCGGAAACTATTCAGATGCTACTTATTTTAACCCGGATATCAAAACAGGGGATACAGTGACTTTTTATAATAACACTGAATACGCCATGTATCTCGAAGCCGGCACGGAAAAGATGGAGGCTCAACCGATGATACAGCCTACCATTTCTTTTTTGACGAGTGAAGCAAGAGCAGTTTCAAAAGCTCTTTCCAGAAAAAAGGTTGAATAATGTACGCAAAAATTACCAAATCAATAGAAGAAAGAATGAAAGTGAACTGGTCTCTAACTCCTGTTGAATATGATAATATTGACTTTTTGGAAGTGGCCGGGCAATCTTTTATAAGACTAAGGATCCATACCCCAAATAAACAGAGGATAGCAATAGGAGGACTTGAAAGAGTTACCGGGTATATTGACGGTTCTATTTTTGTGCCTTCCAACTCTTCTCGGGAAAACATTGATATTTTGGTAGATGAATTCTCAAAGATTTTTGAACTTTGGGATGATGGAGAAATAGAATTTAAACTTGCGAGAATAAACCGGGTAGGTCAAGTAAATGAATGGTATCAGCTGCAGGTTATTATACCTTTTACTTTTGATACTTGTAGAAAACAAAAAACACCATAAGAGGGAAAGAAATGAGTAAAAACGCAACAGGTGCTAATAGTTATGTAGCAGTGATAAAACAAGACCCTACGAAGCCACGGGAGATCCCTGTAAACCCTGTAATGCAAATGATAAACTTCGATGCTGACACAATGTCATTGGAGCTTGAAACAGGCGTTTCTAATCATGTTCGCTCTGATAGAATGACCCCCGACTTGAACATAAAAGGCTTCACCATTGGGGGCGGTTATTCATTTGAATTCCAGTTTGAAAATAGTCTTGCTGATGAACTCCTACAGGCTTTCTTGTGGGCAAAGAACTGGACTACTCCTTGGGTAGAGGTTGATGTTGCGGGAGCGGTTATTACAGCAGCCGGTGTTTGGGATATGTCCGGCGTTGTTTCGCCCCCTGAAATCACTTCAGGCCAAGGATTCAAGCTTTCCGGGACTGGGAATAGTGGCGAGAATGATGGATTCTATTACCTGACTGAAGTATCAGCAGATACCTTTCAGATGGAACCGCCTCCCAAGGCTGATGAGACCTTGGTGACAGGAGCTGTACTGACCGGTTCCATGATTCGGAATGATTCAGTATACCAACCGTTTTTCATTGAAAGAGGGCACCTTGACGTTACTCAATACTTTAAGTTTGTGGGGATGTCAGCCAATGTGATGACCTTATCCTTTCCTGATCAAGACGATGTAACCGGATCTTATGATTTCGTCGGACTTTTCCGAAAATTGGAACAGGCCATTGAAACAGGGGCAACATATACTCAGCCCACCAATAACCCTGTCTTTTCTACTTCTACTAATATGCCTTTGGCAATGATGGATGGTATTCCTCTTGAAAGCTGCTTTATTAAAGAGCTGGATATGGAGATCAATAACAACGTGACTCCAAAAACAGGTATTGGAGTATATGGTGCTTGCGCCACCAATGCACATAGGCTTTCCATAACCGGGAAAATTAGTCTTTATTTTGAAAATGAAAATACCCAAGAACGTTTTGAAAACGGTACACCACTATCTATCTCGTGGGTAGTCGAAGATTCTTCTGGGCATGGATATATGTTCAGACTCCCACGAATTAAGTATGATACTGCAAAGGCAAATGTGACCAGCGTTGATGACGATGTAATGGATGATGCTTCATATGTTGCCACTGCAGATCCGGAAACTCTTTGTATGATTCAGATCGATAAATTTTAACAGTCTCTAGATAGGCTAGGGGCGCTATTAAAAACTCACTTACAGGTGAAATAATGAGTTTAGCAAGTAGATACACGATTGATGGAGAAGCAGCAGAAAACGGAAAATGGATGGTCACGCAAGAAGGCGTTGAAGTGAAGGTTGCCAAGTTAGGGAATAAGAACTTCAAAAGAGTTCTTTCAAGACTTCAAAAACCCTATCTTGCAATTCTTCGTAGCTCTAAGGGAGACTCCGAGCTGAGCAGCCGACTTACAACTGAAGCGATGGCAAAAACCATCCTACTTGACTGGAAAGAAACCGATGAAAAAGGGAATCCGATTCCTTATACATGGAAAGCCGGTTACGATGCTTTTATGAAATATGAAGAATTCCTTGATGATGTTTCAGACCTTGCAGCCTCAAGAAACAACTTCAGACCGGAAGAAATAGCGGAAAAGTAGCGGCGGCTATCAATTGGCAAAATAAATATGCTCATCAATTAAATTTTTATGAAAGAGTCGTTTTACTTGGTGGGCATGTTAAACCTCTTGATTCTTATTCTGAATTAACAGACCATGACTATTTTTATAAAGAAATGTATTTCATAACAGGTACTAATTTCAATGATATAAATACATTTTGCAATCTCTATGGTCTTACCGATGGAGAGACAATTGAAGCCGCGCATATAATGAAAATTATTTCAACATTGGTAAAATAAATGCCTGTTATCGAACTATCGATTGATTCTAAAGGTGCTGTTCATGGTTTAAAGCAGTACGACAAGTCTGTTAAAAACTCCGAAAACCAGACTAAAAAGTCTTTTTCTAAGATGCAAGGTTACGCCGCAAAACTTGCGGGGGCTTTCGCTACCTACCAAATCGTAGATACCATAAAGGAAATCGGCCTTGCTTCTATTCGTGCGGCTTCTGACCTTCAAGAGGTACAAGGAAAATTTGATGTTGTTTTCCGAAACCTTGGTGACTATGCGGAAGATTCAGCAAAAAGAATTGCTGATTCTTACGGAATGTCAAACCGGGAATCCAAGGAATACATGTCAAGTTTGCAAGATCTACTTGTGCCTTCTGGACTGGCAAGAGACAAAGCCGCTGAAATGTCTGTTGCTTTCACTGAGCTTGCCGCTGATTTAGGTTCCTTTAATAATCAAAAAACCTCTGTTGTTATTCGTGATATTCAGTCAGCCCTTGCCGGGGGCTCTGAAACGATGACAAAATATGGTATTGATGTGAAGGTCGCAGCTGTCAACGCTGAAATGCTGAGACAAGGGCTTGACACTTCAACTGCTGCAGCAAAACGACAGTCTAGGACTATTGCTTTGTTATCTATTATGCAAAGGGATAGTGCAGATGCCATGGGAGATTTCGCCCGGACTTCTGATAGTTTTGCAAATCAGTTAAAAACCGCTCAGGGCAACCTTGAAAATATGAGGGCAGAGCTAGGTAAACGATTACTGCCTATAGTCACGAAAGGTTTACAAGCTTTCAATGACTGGGCAAGTGCCGCTGGTCGTATGGATGAGATAGCAGTCAAAATGATTGGTACCATGCAATTCCTTCATGATGGATTCAATGGGGTTAAAACGGTAGCTCATGGACTAATCTATGCCTTTGCCCTTATGGTCAACAGTTTAGTGAAACTCCTTACTCCATTTGAATTACTGTTGGAAGCTGCTAAAAAATTAGGGATGATTGATTCTAATCCTCTCAAGAACTTTATGGATGATGTTCAAACATTCACCGATTCTGCCCTCGACGGACTTCAGCGTCAGATTGATAAATCTGTTGAGACAAGTCAGTCATATGAGAAAATGAAAAACGATATTCTGAGCGCCAACAAAGAAGTCGCAGCAAGCAATAAAAAGGTCGCTGAATCCTCTGCAGAAGTCGCAGCAGCAGCAAAAAGAACAGCAGATATAAACGAAATGATATCAGATAAAGA